AACACGTCAATAACGTTTAACGCACCGTATACTCGATTTGCACTTAAACTGGTAAGCGGGCTTAGTCCAACAAGAACGTGATCATACTCATCTAGATCAGACGCACTCCATGATATCTCAGGATCCGTTTGAACTATCTCATGTCCCTGCACGCTTAAAACGTGTGACAGTAGACTGGCAAATGAAAGTGAGCGTCTGTTTGCATCGGTTGATGCGTGTGGCGCCGACATTCCTGTTATTAGTATCTTACTCATGCACGTGTCCCATCTGCGTTAAGCTTAACGCCCTTGTCCTCTGCAACTGCGCGTTCAATAATTCTGTTACAGTGCTCAACAAACTTGTCATAGGGTGGAATGTAAGGTGCAAGCGCGTTTCGTTGCGCAAGTGCAGCCTCGGCTAGTTGATCGGTAGACATCTTCTCAACGTCCGCGATCTTTAGCTTATATGGATCACCTAGTGGATCACCCTCGCCCTTGTCGGTAACAAGAATTGAGCCAACGTGCGCCGCATATAAAAAGCGACTACGCCACCAACCTGATCCGGCGTGTGGATATGGTGGAGAAAGAATTCCCCAGTGGTTGTTGTAGAACTCAAGTACGTCCTTCTCCGTGTCAAACCTTTGTCCGCCTAGTTTTTTAATTAGCTTACGACTTCCGACGATCTCAACCGGCCACGTTAGTGACTTACGCTCAAGCCAGCCGTCATGTGGCATAAGTGCGCCTAGCACCCATGCACGTTTCTTTTCTGTCGCCGCAAGTTCAGTTACACCCTGCATCGTAGGAACAACGGTTGCCGTCGGATCAAGTGCCTCGATCAGACCAACGTCACTTGGCATACGCTTGCGAACTATTGAACGATCACCAAACGAGTACATCGGACAAACAGGAACCATACCTGCTGCCCAACGTGTATCGATAAGATCTGTTGCCGCCTGAACAAGACGCTTCTCCCAAGGTTTTATATTTTCATCGTTATCCATCATGTAGTATCTCTCGATATAACATTTCTTTGCGGCCTCTGGATTTACCTGCCTAATTCTTTCAAGCGCAGCCTCGATGTCCGCGCGACTAAAGTATGTTGCGCCTTCGTCACCGCGATGTTCGGTTCCAACTAAAAGATGCTTGTATAACATCTGTGGTTTACGAATTAACGCACGTGCCCCATTAAATACAGTGTTAAACTGCCAATCATCAAAGAATCCTACGCAGGGAATACCAGATGACAGTGCATATAAAGCACCCATCGCACCTTGGCGTCCGTTAAGTGAATTTAGAGGAGCAAGATTGATCCATAGAACGTCATATGAGGACAGATCCTCACCAGGTGTGATCTTACGCCAGTCAACGTCATGACCTGACTCACGTAACGCCTGAGCAATAGAAGCAGGCACATCAATCTTTTGAATCGTACGTTTTTCCGTGTTGATCTGCAACGCGGTAAAACCACTCATCAGTACTTTCATAATCCACTACCTTTCGTCTAAGTAGATTTGGAATGTCACCTAGACTATATCAGAATAGGTGACAAACCAGACTTACTTAGATTAGAACGGAGATGCTGGTGGTGCTGCTGCTACAGGTGGCGCAACTGCAACTGCAGGAGCAGGTGCTGGTGCAGGTGCCGGAGCAGCCGCAGGTGCTGGTGCAGACGCTGCTGCAGTTACACCTGGGTAGTATTGCTTGATCTCATTTTTCTTCTGGCCTTGCCAGGTTCTAGATGAGACCTGTGCACGGAATGCACGACCACGAATTGCCTGCTCGATCTGAGCGTTTGATGGGTTGGTTGAGAAAAACTCACGACCAAGTCCAAGTGCGTGCATCTTACGGAAGAACATTCCGAGAGCTGCGCTGTTATCTGGAGTTACAACAAGGTTATCCCAAACTAAGCGCTTTGCATGTGCGCCGTTTTGTACCTGTGCCTTTATGGCAAACATTGTCTTTCCAGACTGTGATACCTTTGCTGTGGCTTCAACTACAACAAGGTCGTAGTCGCCATCCGGTAGTGGATCATATCCTGCCGATACTTCACCGGCGTCTTTTACTAAATCGCCCCAATTAAGTGTACTCATTGTTGGCTATTTTCCTTTCGCTGTAGTTGTTGCATTTGTTTTTTCACCAAACACCATATCCAACATGCGTTCGATTCCAAGGTTTTCTTGTTCAACTATCTTTCCAAGTCTTCCTTGTACTCGTTCTCCTGCCTCGTATTCGTTCGTACGTTCTACGTACATACGACGAACCTTGTATGGAGGTTGCAGTGGATCTGGGTTTGGCATCGTCTCGACAGTGACCGCGCCGAGAATATCATAGAAGTATGGTGCTTGAATTGCAAGTTGTCCCTGTAGGTACGGACGTGAACGACCGTCTGTTCCAGGACGTGCCATTGCTGTTAACACAACTGCCTCTAGCGGTTGCGTTGGGTGCATTGTAAGATCACGTAGATCACGTAATAGAGCTCCCATGTGACGTAATAACTCGCCCCATTGTTGCATTTTCATCTGTTCGGTTCCTGCGATTGAGTCCATACACTTTACCTGAAGCTCAGATATTGAGTCAATGATAAGTGATTTGAACTGGTGTTTTCCAGTTTGTAGCCACTGGAATGTTTTAAGAACTACATCGTAGTCACGAACGTTAACTACAACTGTGTCCCAGGTGCCATCGGCAACTGGTGGTTCTTCTCTAAGTGGGTCCCAGTACTTTACGGTTATAGGTAGGAATCGATGCCCACCTTCAACGTCAAGCATGAGACGTGGATACGGTGCGGTAACGGCAAAGGTTGATTTTCCAACCTTTGATTCACCGTAAACCATGATAGTCAACGAACGTTGTACGTCAGACATCACTGTTTCCTTTCATCTCTTTAGTAAGTTGGCGTAGCATTAGTCTGCACTGCCTTTCTTTTCTTCTTCTACTCCGTAGTATGCGTACGGATTAGAAACCTCAAATGCGTCCTCAATTGCAGCCTCAGCCGCACTGCCATCGTCAAACATCGGACAGATGGTGAAGAACTGGCACTTCCACTTGCAGTCGCGTGAAGGACGAGGATACGCAACAAAGCGATGATCTCCTCCCTCATCAAGTGCCTTACGTGTATTTAACATGTCACTAAGTGTTCCATGAATTCTTTGCCAAAATGATCTAAGTGCAAATACGTTGTGTCGTACCTCAAGTTGCTCGTAGAACGGCGGACGTGCGTTGGCAGATCTCTTTACCTTCTTAAGCATCGTAAAGATTCCACCTTCTGATCGTTCACCCTCCTTGTTCTGCGCTGTCTCTAACATCATGTAAGTAAGGATCTGCTCGTTCATGTGTGCCATGCTTGAGAAGTCTGTAAATGATCCACCGACGGTCTTAAAGTCACGAAACATACGCACACCGTCAGCCTTGCGACGAACACGCATATCGATCTTTCCCTGTAACACCACGCTGTTATCAAGTAATGGCATTGAGATAATTTCCTCGGTAGATATCATCTCTAGCTCTGCGTCAATTCCATTTTCCTCAACCCACTGTAGGTAACCCTCAAGCATGATGCGTCCAAGCTCAGCCTCTGACTCAAGATCATAGGTGTCTCTATAACTTTCAACAAGAATTTTCTTGTCGATGTCAATTAACTGCGAGTGTGCCTCAAGTAAAGGTATATCCTTTGAGTAGTACATGTCCAACGCCTCGTGAATACGAGATCCAAGCGCAAGTGCTCCTGTCATCTGCTTTGACTTTGGCTGTAGGCGTCTGTAGTAACTTAACCACCACTTGCGACGGCAGTCCTTGTATGTCTGTACCTCAGAGTTTGAGATATGTATTGGCTCGGTCATAGGTTTCCTGCCTTATCGTCCTTTAGTAGTGTAAGTAACTTATCCTTGTCTCGAACTATCTGTTCAAAGTTATCAGCCTTTGTCTCAAGTACCTGGATAACACGTTCCTCGATAGTTCCCTCTGTTACATAGTCTGTAACAATGATCGAGTCATGAATCTCAGATCCGATACGGTGAACACGGTCAAGTGCCTGTCGGTGATCTACAAGTGACCAAGGTCTTTGTAACATGATTAAACGTCTTGCCGCAGTTAAGGTAATTCCAACTCCACCAGCCTGTGCGGTAAATAGGATCCACTTAATCTTACCTGCCTGAAAGTCATCAACCGCCTGTTGACGTTCATCCTCGTTTTGTGCGCCTGTTATAAGTCCGTGCTCGATCTTTTCCTTAGTAAGCGCCGCACTTAAAAGATAGATAAGTTGGCGTGATACCGCACACACAGCCACTGAGTCATTTCCAAAGTCACCACTTTTTATGTCGTCCATAAGCGCATCAACCTTACACGAAGGATCGGCAAGTACAGCCTTTATCTCGCCTGTCTCTTCGTTTGCCGCAATCTCGGCGTATGAACTTGCAAACTGTAGAAGTCTTATCGTCTGTGTAAGTACGCTAGGCGCGGTAAGTGCCTCGCCACCCTCTAACTCTGCGATCATCATGTCACGCATCTGGTCATAAGCCTTCTTCTGCTTAGTGCTCATCTCAACGTCACGACGTTCAAACATCATCTCAGGTAACCATGGAAGTACCTTTGCCTTTAACATACGTCTCATTCTCGGATTTAACGCGGCATAGAACTCCGGTTCCATGTGAGGCTTTATACCTAGAACCATCATTCCACCAAACGCATTTATCATAGTGTTAACCATGCGGTCGATCCAGCGTGTCTTGCTTGGCCACTCCTCAGGACTTATCCAGTGAAGAATTGACCATAGATCTAATACGTTGTTTGCGATCGGAGTTCCAGTAAGTGCGTATCTAATATCAGCGTCACCTGTTGCAGCCCATAGCGCACGAGTACCCTTAGACTTAGGTTCCTTACTTCTGTGAATTTCATCTGCAACTACTGCCTTAAAATCAATTTGATTTAGCTCTCTCTTGTGAACCTCGCAACGATTTTCCGTTACCTTGTCATCGTGGCCTCCGCACTCTGTGCAGCGGGCAAGTGCAACTGATCCGTATGGCGCAAGTCGTGAGTGTCCTCTTAGTGATTCCCAGTTGATGATGAATATCTGCGCAGGTTCACCAAATTGCTTGCGTCGTTGGGTTGCTGATCCCTTAATTATCTGTATATCTAGTCCAGGCCACCACTTGTCAAACTCGCGCTTCCAGTTTTTCTTAAGCGTGTTTGGACAGACGATCAACGCCGGAAATACCGGAGTTCCTGAGTCCTGTAGTTGCTTTAGCGCACGTATCGCCTGGGCTGTTTTTCCAAGACCTGGCTCGTCGGCAAGAAGGGCACGTTTTGCCGTTGCCAAAAACTTTACACCTGCTCTTTGGTGTGGGAATAGGTCCTCATTTGAGGGATCCTCAAGGGTCTCTAGGTCACGTAACTCGTTGGCTGGGGTAATTCTATTGGCAAGCTCGTTACCTGCCCAATCGGTTAACCTAGGGCCAATGACAAGGTCATTCTTAAACGTAGACCGTAGCGCGAGGCACGTTGCCCAGCTCGCAGGGACGCTCCAAACCATCGCTGTAGAGTCCCACTTTGCACCTGGGATACTCTTACAAAGTTCCTTTAAGCGCCACTCTGCATTGATAACTACATGCTTGTTGTTTTCGCTTAACTCTACGCTAACTGGCAACTGAGCGATCCTTTCGTCGTTATGTATACATACTAACAGGAAACTGCAGAAAAGTAATTAAATTCTGACCTAGTAAGTGGTTTTTTTTTATTGGAGCAGGCGCATTGGCTTCCATCCTGTCTTTACAAACCTTAAAAGACCGTGTCTTATCGCGTCTAGGGCGTGACCCTCACCTCCGCGGTACCAATATTCCAGTTTCTTAAGCTTATCGTTGGCAAACATACCCTTTGCGTCGGAGGGTGACTGGAAGATTATCGACTCAGGATCAATATCATTATCCAGCATGATTTGGCGCAATATCCCGATCTGCTCCAGCGAGTAGGGCGCCTGCGAGTTCTTGACGGTCTGCATGTTTATGGTAAATCTTTCACAGACTATCTCAAGGGTTGCCTTTTTATCCCTCGAGTATGTGATCGCATCACGTATAGGCTTAGCGTAGTCTCTCATCTGATATTCACCTGATGAAAGTAGTATAGGCTCGCCTCCGTCGTACTCAAACAATGCTACACCACTTGCCTTACCTGGATCTACTGATAAAACTATCCTCATCTGTATTTTACTCCCCAGTTTTCTAGTGGTCCGTCAATTCCAGCGGTAAGTGGAACTGCCCAGCCTTCGGTAGTGGTCATACATTGTTTAACTATGCGCTTAATTTCCTCGGCGTCCTTGCGCGGTGCGTTAAGAACAATTTCATCGTGCACCGGAACGATTAGAAGCTCGGTTAGATCTGCCTGGTCAAGTTTAATTAAATTAGACTTAAATACCTCGGCCGCACCTCCTTGTATAAGGTAATTCAAAAGTGAATAAACTCTATCCTCGTCACAGGGAAGCCTACGACCTGTCCACGTGTAGACGTAGCCTTGTCCTTCTGCACGAAGACGACGCATTCCCGCGTCTTCAATTTGTTTTTGAAATGTTGCCATGCCAGGAAAGCGTGTGTCAAGTGAATCTGACACAGTTCTCATCTGACCTTCAGCAACGCCTGCGGTTAAGGCTTGCTTTGCAACTCCCGCACCATAAAGTCGTCCATAGACAGTTCCCTTGATGAGGTTACGACGCTTGTCTGACCGTTGCATTGATGGGTCGTTATATATTTCACGGCCAATCTCAGTGAAAGGATCTGACCCTGTTGCATCTGCACGGTTAAAGAGTGAGATGAGGTTTGGGTCATTTGACAAGGAGGCAAACATTCTGAACTCAACCTGGTCAAGGTCTGATGTGATGATAACATGGTCTTCATCCTTTGGTATAAACGCGGTGCGAACGGTGTCATCGCCCTTTGGCAAGGTCTGCAGCGCTGGGTTTTGTATGGACATGCGACTTGTGCGGGCGCCAAGTGTTTTTACTGAAGGATGAACAAAGCCATTTACGTTGTCGTTTATAAAGTTTAGAAAATATGTGTTTGCAAGCTTATCTGCCTTGCGTTGCTTTAGTGTAACCTCGGCTAGCTTCTTAACCTCATCGTTTCCGGTGATGGTTAGAAGTTTTAGTTGGTCCTTGGTAACCGCCTTGTTGCCTGTAGGTGTAAACTCTGTGATCTCGGCGCCAAGATTTTCAAAAAGACGAACAAGTTGCATGTTACTTGATATTGAGACACCGCCGTATGTCTGCTTAGCCCAGTTTTTTACTGACTCGCTGTACTCAGTTAGCTCATCATACTTACGTCTAGAGTAATCGAGATCAATCTTTGCTCCGTTGATCTCCATGCGGGTAACGATGCGACGTGCAGCCATCTCAAGTTCATACGCCTTGTTATACGGACCTCCAGGACCACACTTCTCATAAAACATCTCCCAGATGCGCATCGTAAGAACAGTATCAAGTGCTCCGTACGCCCAGTAAGGTTGAAAGTTAGTTGGAACCGTGCCCCACGTCCATCCGTTTTTAATAAGTTCAATATCAAGTGATTCCTGGAGTGCTACCGCACGTCCGTCGACGTGTAGCGCGGCTAATCTTTTTAATGCACCGGATCCAAGTGGATCAATTATGTGTGCCATAATCATTGTGTCGTGCGCGCGATGCCATGGAAGTTTCCAGTCAGATTGAATATCAAACCAACGAGCCTCAAACGCGATGTTATGACAAACTATGGGACCATCAAACTTACTCATCGCCTCATAGAAAACTCCAGACCATTCCTTCCAAGGAATTGCCCAACCTTGCTTGCCGTCTCCGACCTGTACAAGTCTTAGTTGACCGTGCCAAGGAGATAGTGCATGTTCTCTTGCGCCACCTGGAAGCTCACCTGTTTCAGTGTCGATCGCAATAGCGTTGTGAGGACGACGTTCTCCAAGCCATGATAGGAACTTGCGTGCCTTATCAACGTTGTCGATAAGGTGAAGTTGAACGTCCTGTAAGTTATCTGTCAATTTTTATCCTCTAGTATCGTTACCTCGATATTACACTTCCTGTAGTACTCAAGTACAATCTCAGGTTGACGGTGTTTTGCCCTAGAAAGAATTCTCATGACAACGCGTGATACTCCTGAGTTAGAAACAAGCTTTGCACATTGCATACATGATGCATCTGTGATGTAGATCGTTCCTCCCTCCATTCTTGATCTATCAACGTACAAGAGAGCGTTTGCCTCCGCGTGTATCGCAGGACAGGTGTCGTACATGTTGTCAAGAGGTGTAACTCCCTGCGCACGCGGGCACCAATCTATGCAGTCTCCCTCTGCAGGAAAGCTAGCGGCAGGTCCGTTGTAACCGGTT